AACTTGGCATGGAGGAATTTAATATGGCCGCAGCAGGAAGCAATGATTTTATCCCGTCCCGTTTAGGTAGAAACTACGTTGAAGGTTTAAAAACTTCGGTAGCTTCCACAACTACGCTTGGTCTTTCAGTCGGTGGCTGTCGTGACTCTGGTGGCTCTCAAGATATCAATTTAAACTCAGCCGTGGTGATTAACTTCGCTAAAGTCGGCGTGGTGAATGGTATTGACGTTGGCGCAATTGGCGCTAGCAAACTTTACTATGTATTTGCTATTGCAAGCTCACTTGACCCGAATGGTTTAGTCTATCCTATCGGTGGTTTGGTTTCCTTGTCGGCTTCTCCATTGTTACCGCCTGGTTATGATATTTTCCGTCGCGTAGGTTGGGCACGTAGTGGTGCTGGTTCTACTTTGCTGACTATTTATCAGACTGGCAATGGTAATGTTCGCAAATATAAATACGACACAATGATTGCTGTTTTGACTACGGGAACATCCCAAACGCTAGCTGCAATTGATATGTCGGTAGCTGCACCACCACTCGATAATATGAATGTTTTATTGCATGTTGAATTTACCCCTGCAACCGCTGGAAATACCGTTAAATTTACACCTTTCGGTTCTATAGCGACAGTCATTCCTGGTATTAGTGGAGCAGTGGCCGCAGTCAAACAAATTGAGCAGTTTGAAGCACTCTCTAAGCTCAGTACAGTAACACCAACTGTCCTCTATATTAACTCAGCAGCAGCATGTAATAGTGATATATGGTGCGCTGGCTTTGAGGATGTCATCTAATGGAAATAGGCAACGTATCAGACGATACTAGCCATGACTGGATGATGCTAATTGGCCAAGCCAGTAGGAGGGATGTTACCTCCTACTGGTTAGCCAATGATGCAGGGCTAGGTGTTATTTCTACGATTGTGACAAATACAGGCGACCATATTGTTTGGAGTCCCTAGCATGGATAGCGATGCGACATTAGCATTTTTGGAAAGTATTAAATTAATAAATCACAATCTTGAAAAGATAACTTCACGCATTGAGATATTGGAAAACGATTATCAATATCGTGAGGCTAAAAAGCGATTTATGAAATATCTAATCGCCTTTTATCCCTTGGTGATTACTCTGTTGCTCCTATTAATAAACTCAGATCATAATAAAATTGCCCAAATTGCCGTTGATGTAAGTGGCATCGTAACGGATGCTAAAACACTAACCCTGTTAGCTGACAATCAAAGCTTGAATTAAAAAATTAAGCATCAAGTTTTTTAGGTGAATAACGCCCACGCACACCATGTATTGCATATTGCATTTTAGTAACAAAAGCATGTTCATCTTGATCTAATGTATTCATATCAAAACGCTCAAGTTTCATATCTTTATCAAAAGCCGAAACCTTTGCGCATTCAATGCAAACACTTAATGCCCCTACGTATGGCGCAGCTTCTTCGTCCTCTGGTAAAGTCGCAGCATCACAATAATGATTACAATAGGGACAATGATTCCCTTTGCGATATTTATTTTTTGGTTCGCTATCCATTTTTATTCTCGCTATCCTCAAGACGCAAATTGATTAACAATTGCTTTTTATAAATGTGAAACTTGATTTCTTGCATAGGCAAAAAACTTAAAGGACATATATGCACCCACGTATATTGCATTCGGCAATTATGTATTACAGTATCAACCTGTAATTTAAGACCTGTCCCCATTTCAGTTCTTACAAGCTTTTGCGACATTAAATCTTTAGGGTCGTAATAAACCACAATCTTATCGCCAGCTTTCCAGTCAAGTTGAGACAAAACATTTCTACCAATGCGCAAACGTACTTGATTGATTTTAGGGTCACTCTTTTTGCCTTGAAAAAATCCTACCTGCACCCCGTCAGGATTATGAGATTTAACTTTTATTGGTGTAACTTCCCAATTAACTTCGTCGATATTTTTATATATTTGTTTCTTGGTTTGTTTAGCTACTTTCATCGTTTTTTTCCTCACAATCAATATGTAATTCTAAAAATCCAAATCCAAGCGGTTCCAAAACAGCATAGACCATTTTGAAATGATTTAAATCGTCGCAGTTTTTAAAGGTAATACTTCCAATTACATTGTCGCGTAATGCTAAAGCAACATGATAATTTGGACTTCCTCCTATCGGAGTATTAATTTTTGTTGTCTCACTCACTCTCTTTTTCCTCGTCTTTGAATGCTTGCATTAAACCACCCATTGCCTCGGATGCTTTAATAAATGACGCAATAATTTGTTGCAGATTTTTAATTTGGTCAGCGCATTCAGCTTTATGTTTTACTTGCAACGCTAAAGGAACGATAGACCAGAGAACGCAATCAATTTCTGCGATAAGCTGATTTAATAAAACCATTCCTTCAAACGGAATACCCATTTTTGCAATAGCTCTAATTGACGAAAACGTGGATATAACTGCTAAGCCAGTTTGCTTTGCTGTATCGTCTAACTCTTCGTGATTTTTAAATATCATTTGGTTCTCTCAATGTTTTAATAACAAGTCTTATAGCTTCCCGATGCCCTTTGACGGCTTCGTCCCATGTTGAATAACGATCACACCAATTATTTAATTCGTGTTTTTCCCAGAAAATCATAGTCTCAAAAATCTGTGGTTTGTAATTTTCTGTGTGGCCTGCCCATTGAGGATAGCCATGATCTAAACCTAAAAAAACGGTAGAAATGTCTATATCGTATTTTTTTATTGTATTAAATCGTATACGCCTAAGCTTTTGGTTCTCGTAAAAATCAGCCCACTCTTTAACGCTGGAAACTGGAACAGCCACTCTATCTTTTAAAATATAATATTTAACAAGTATATTTCTCATTCAAAAGACTCACTTAAAAAACCCACCACTAGAAATTTACCAGGTTTCTCTAAGTCAGCAGTAACCATATGCGTATACCACCCTATACGCTTATCAAAACAAGCTGATTCACTCGGATAAGGTTCAATCTGTAAATTAACTTGAAATGGTTCAGTAGCAAAATCAGCGTGCCATAATGCAATAACTGTTTCTAAATCGCGTTGTGTTGCTACCACTACCGTTGTGTTTAGCGAATCGTCTAAACTACCACGGTGAAATCTAAATAAAGCCATAAGTACTCACTGTCTCGGTAAACACTGTTGTCCATATATTTCGATGTGTCGCGTTATCTCGTCACGTTTGATATATGCGCCTATTAAATAATTTTTCTCTTCAAATTTGATTTCTTTTTCTTTCCAGTGCCATATTCCCCATTGATCTATTTCTAATGAACAACCCATTTTAGCCAGCTCATTTATGACGGTTACTTCTAAGTCGATTTCTGCTTTTCTTGGCATTCTAAAAACCTTATTGCATTTATAATTTTGTCAATGTCCTCTCCGTAAATCGTATTGCATTCCTTGCAATAAGGTAAATCGTAAGATACTCCTCTAAAATGAAAACAATTAGGCCGAATAATAGTATCGCCCCCGCAATAGGGACACTTCCTTGTTTCAGTGGTCATTAATTTTTTCCGGTTCAATCTCTATTGAAAATTTTATCGTACTTCGCTTTGTTCAATAATTTCTTTGCGGTTTTATCGTCTAACCATTCGCTAGGCACACACCCGAAAGGACACTGCATTTTCTTGATTAAACCGAATAGGCGGCAAATCAAAGGGCGTATACGATAGATCTTACACTGACCCTCTTTAAGCAATGAGCATCCCAATTCGCAGGGTTTTTTAAACTGTAAATCGGCTAACATTTCCTCGGGTGAGGGGAAAGGATTATAGCCTAACCATTCTGTTATGCGCTTCACTTCTAAATCACCGACAGGAATAATTCCGCATGATGCGTCACATTTTTTTTGGCAATTAATCGTAGGAAGTGAACGATAAATTTTATCGAGTTTTTCGTTATGGAAATTACTCATTCAGTCTACCCAATCCAACAAAACGCACAAAGCACGAGCGCACCGATAAAAATAGATAAAGCGGGAATAGTAACTAATAAAATTAGCTCTATAATAATAAAGATAAACCATGCAAGAATTGCACCGCCGTGTTTTTGTGCGTCAATCATAAATACCTCACTTTCTACTTTGAAAAAACATACCTGCTACAAAAGCAATACCGTAAATCAACGCCCCGTGATAATCATAGAAATAGGCTATTCCTACCAAGGGGGCTGACCCTAACACAACGGCTTGCAAAAACTCTTTTAATAACCTACGCGGGGTCAATTTCATCGTCTGTATTATCGTCAATAGGTTTCTTTGGGTTAACGTCAGGACTAATGAAAATAAACTGTCTTACTATCTCAATACATGAAACCTTACAACCGCTCGCAGAGGCTTCTTTTGCCTTCTCGATTAGGAATGAGTGCGCGTCTTCGCTCGTATGAAACGGCGGACTGCTTTTGCTAAACTTGACACCACCGAAAGCAGCTTCCATATAAAATATATAGAATTTGTCTTCAATTTTGCCGATCAAGAAATTTGATAATAATTGGTTATCCATTTAACTGCACTCCCTCTTGCGCGTCAGGTTTTTTAAGCCGACCGAATCGCGTATTAGCGATTAAACTAATGCTATTTAGGTGCTGGATTAATTGCTCGTGCAATATATCGTATTCTTGCATATCGTTATATGAGCATAAGAAAAGCTGTTTCATTATCACATTCATTTCAAGCGTGGCACCCGTGATACTCAGGCCGATTTTTTCCGCACCGTCCCCTAATGCTTTGATATGTTCATCGGCTAACAACAAACGCTCTCTCGTACCATTAACTTGTTTGTGTAAATCGTCTAATGACTTATCTTTAAACTGGCTCATTGGTAGCTTCTCCGGTGCAATAATAGAGTTTAGTAACAGCGGGGTTTATCTCGCTTAAGGCGTCATTGGTGGCACGTAGCGCTTCTTGATGATGACCTTGTACTAAATGCTGTTGTATTAAATGCAATGCCCCATGCGCCATTCCTAGTAAGTAAGCTTCAACACTTGGACTACGCGTGTTAATTTCATTTTTAGGCATTCCCTTGTCTCCTATTAAAAACTTGAGCTACACGCGCATTCAACACGGCATGTGATAAATTAGAACGCTTATAGCTCAATACTGGTGGGGTGACATTGACAGCCCAGGTGTCCTGGTCGTGCGGGCTGTGTGCTTGTCGCTTTTACGACTTCCCCAAGGCGGCTATCCCGCCGAAGTCACCCCGTAAACTTAACTTTGTAATTCAGCATCCTTTTTCTTGTAAAGCTCATACACGGATTTCTTATCATTCGCGGACAAGTCTTTAAGGTTTTTCATTGCATCGTTTAACTCTTTGCGACTATCTGCACTCTCGATTAAAAACTTGAGTGTGTCAGCGCTCATGCCTTGAGTTTCTATTTTTTCGGCTTTCTTTGGTGGCTCTTCCGTTTCGCCGGTTACTTCGTCAAACTCCGGTTCGGCAAATTCGGCATCCTCAGCTTCCTCGGCATCTTTTCTCATGCCTAATTTTTCTTTCAGCTTATCGACACCTTTTTTCTTAACGAATGTATCTTTTTGTATTTGGTCGTACTCTTCTGAATCTAAGTGTTTGCCTTCCATTTCTTCCGCTGTTGGTGCTGCACCGATTTCTGGGAAGCCTTTACGTAGCGCTTGCGCTTCTGCACACTTCGCTAATTGTCCGTAAGGGCGTTTCTTCCACATAGCATTAGGTGCCACGCTAACAGTACCCGTCTTTTTATCTTTGCCTGCGGTTGCATAGTTTTCCTTCCAGTATTCAGTCGCGGAAAACTCCACAAGATGACCGGCTACCACACGCTTAACTGTCACCTTGCACCACTTTGGGTACGTTACGTCAACGCCGCCTAGGCACTCTTTAACGTCTTCGCCGAACTCCGGTTCACTGATACCGGCGCACCCACTGCGAGAGGCTTGTATGCGATACAGGTTAATACCTGGCATCACCACGTCACGCATTTCACCACTACCCGTTTCTTTGTCTACAATCCACATAGGCACGATATGCACGGGCTTTAACATAATGTCTAGCTTTGCATGGTGGCAATAATGAATCACCATTATCACGCTTTCCTCTTTAGCCCCTGGGTAGAGGCTATTACGAAGAGTGGATACTAATTGCGGGTCATACTTTACAACATCCGTATTTTCTTTTTTGGCTACTGATTTCATAATTTAGCTTCCTTAACAGTAAGTACACGAGTTCCCTTTTTGTTCGCAATCCATGTAGCCAAAACATCGTTTTCTTTCCTTACACCTACAGCGTCCTTTATGTGCAACGTAAGTTTATCGGCCAGCGTTTCTTTTTCCTCATTAAACAATTTGGCCTTCGCTCGCGCTTCTCTAAACTTCTCTACTAACTCGATAACCTCAGCATCGGCATTGATGAAATCACCTTTGCTGAATGGATAGGCTAACTCAGCGTCTACACGGTCGCGCAATGGTGGTGGTGTATCAGTTTCTACACACTTCCAAAATTCGGTCACGTCCGCAATGATTCTGGCGATTAATTCTTCGTCACGTTTAAAATGATAAATTCTAAAATCGTAACCGCCGATTAAAACCGCTAGATCGGCCTCTTGATATCCTGTCACAGCTAATTGATGTTGCACTTGGACAATATAGGGTAGGGGAACAATATCACTCCCTGAATGTCCCCAGTCATCACGCGCAAACATTGCAAATTTGCACTCTAAAACTTTTGATTGATTCTCTATCTTTCGATCAAGGTGGCAAAGCATAAACGGATGTTCCTTGTGGAACAATGTATTTGTAACTCGCCGTACCTTAACCCCCATTGTCTTTGAATAATGTTGCGCTATTGGTTCCTCATGGATACTACCCCAATAAACAATTGGGATGGTCGATAAATCCTCTGGTTGCGCTCGTCCGGTTTTGACCATCCACAATTGATAAGGCGATACGTTGGGATTTAAACCCATTACAATTCCTGCTTCGCTCGCGCCAATGCCTTTTTTACGGTTTTCGATATTCTTGTCAGTTAAGCTCATGTTAAAACGTCCTCAATAGTTGATTAAATAGTGCCGCGCAATTCGGAATGAATCGGCCTGCGATACTGGTAACTCTCGTTGCTCTCGACTTCCACACAGCGCTCGTCAATCAATTCTTGAGCGCGGCTTGCGTAATACGCCACCAAATTACTTTTGAGGGTTTGAATAAAATCCTCGTCAGCGTCCGGCGTATCTTTTTTTAACATCGTTAGCAATGAGTCAACTATTTCGTCACGTTTCTCATTTTCATAAATAGAGAACAAATCTCTATCGTCATATTGAATAAATGCAGCTACGATTTTTTGAGAATCGTTTGAATCTAATTCATCGAAACAAAGGGAATAACCGTCACTGTCGAAACTTCCTGAATCTATAATGACTTCATCTATTGTATTAATTAATGCCAGCAATGCTCTACCTTGAACCATAGAAAACTCCTTTTTATGGATTGCTAGATTAATTTTACTCCTTTTTTGTTTGTTAAAACTCGAATCGTTCGTTAGTATTGCCATATCCATTATCAACTCCTATTTAGTTGGTTTGGTCAGTACAGGTGGATGCTAGAAACATCCACTTGATACGCACATAATACCAGAAGGTATTAACGTGTCAATACCCGTTTATACTTTATTTTCTCTCTAGTCCATATTTCTGTAATAACTTTAATTGCTTTTTTTGTGATTGAGCTAAAAACTCAGCTAATGCCGTTTCTAACACGTCAGTTTTAGTAATTCCGTAAAAATACGATTCCTTGTAATGTGTGACCAGCCCTAGCAAATTGCTAATCGTGAGAGGGTCAAGCTTAAACGACACCATGCGGCGCTTTTCTGGGGTTAAAAGTCCCAGCTTTGCAGGCTTTTCGACCGGTGCCATATTAGGTATTTTTGCTTTGCTTAATTTAGTTTCCGCCATTGAATATATCCTCTAGTTCGTTACGCAAATTAATGTAGTCTTCTGCAACCTCGGCCTTTCTGGCATAAGTCATTACAGTTAAATTTTCTAATGTAGCCCTGTTTACTTGTTCATCCTGGCGAATGATTGTATTTAATACCAACCCTTGCAAAATAAATTGGTGTAGCTTTTCGGCTATAAAAGCATTCGCTGTTTTCTTCCTGGCATCGTAACCATTTCGTAATATTTTAATGCCATAAGTGTGTCCCTCTTTAATTTCGCTAAGAATCTCGAACAAATCCGCTACCCCTTCCAAGGCATCTTTTGAATAGGTTACAGGGATTAAAATAAAGTCCGCTGCATAAATAGCATTGATAGTCAGTGTTGTTAAGGTGGGCGGGCAATCAATCAAAATATAATCAAAGTGATTCGATATTTTAGGGTCATGCAATTTCTTACTTAGCAGGGTTTCACGAAATGGCCGGTTCGCTAGCTCGCGTTCCGTCATGGCTAAACTGATATGTGACGGTAAAATACACAAATTATTGACCGGCATTTCACCTTGAAAGCTTGGCAATATTGCAAACGGGTTTGTTTCCTTGCTCAAAATAAAGTCTTTTACGGTGAGTGTGGGCGTCCCTTGTAAAAAAACATGCGTAGCATTAGCACTGGGGTCTAGGTCAACTAAAAGTGTCCTTTTGTTTTTACCCGCAAAGCAGTAAGCTAAATTACATGTTGTCGCAGTTTTTCCGACACCACCCTTTTGATTAATAATTGCAATAACTTTAGTCATG